TTCAACACATGGGAACGAAAAAGGCAACACCAAAGCGGATTTACGCTCTGACAGACAAGGGGCGCGAGAGGATCGCCAAGGCTCAGCGTAGGCGCTGGCGGGCGTTTCGGAAAGCTAAACGGGAAGCGAAGAAGCAGGAGGAGTAGTGACCATGACACTTGCAGAATCATTACGAGCATACGCAGATTGGTGTGAGGAGCATCCCACTCTCCAACAGAACGCATGCATCGACACTTACGGAGAAACGGCGGAGCAGGCCAAGGGCATTATGCTGGCCGATTCCAGCGCGAAATTCGACCTCTGTCCGAGGCACGAAATCGTTTACCTGACGCAGACATTCGGCGAGATCACCGTGAAGCACGTCATCGAAAAGTCTTACGTGTGTGACCGTACAATCGTGGACAACAAGGTGGTAGTGGTTCTCAAGCCGGAGTTTGCGGAGTTGGTAACCGCGAGCCTCGCGGATGTTGCTCCGGGATGGGTCACTGCCTAATGGGAGACGCCATGAATGAAGAAGAAGCCGTTGTAGGCACGCCGATTCAATCTATCGGCTATGTGACGCTTGCGGAAGGAACAATCGCATCCGACTATGCGTTGAAGAATCTCAATAAGGCCCTCGGCGAGGCACAGGTGGAATTCTTGCCGGCCGAGAAGAACGTGAAGAACGAGTTTGCCGACTACAAGTACACTCCCCTTGTGGAAATCGTCGCCGCCGTTCGTCCCTCCCTCACCAAGTACCATCTCACCGTTTCTCAGTTTCCAGTGGTCGATCTGGACAGGAAGACGGTCACGGTTTACACCAGACTTGTTCATTGGGATTCGGGCGAGTGGATGCAAAACGAGATCGAATTGCCGGGAGAGTTGGCGCTCGGCAAGGGTGGAACGCCGGTATTCAATCAGCAGACCATCGGCGGCTCTCAGACCTATGGGCAGAAGTACGGATACAAGGCCATCGTAGGCATAGCAGACTCGGAAGAGATGATCGACTCTACCGGCGAGAAAGGCGACTTGCCATCCCGGCAGACTCGCCAAGGTGCAACATTGCACCAACCCGCCAGAGCAACCAGCACACAGCAGTCAAGCCAACAGGCCAACCAACGTGCATCAGCCCCACAGGAGCAAGCACAGCCCCAGGCCGGGCAATGCAAATTCATTCCTCCGAACGGCCTGACCGCAGTTATTAAGGGCGTCCAGACTATCGAGGCAAAACCGGCTTCTGAAGGACAGACAGCACGTAAGGGCTATGTCGTGGTTACCTTCCTTGGAACCCACAACGGCGTCAGCTTCGCCTCATGCTTCGACACGAAGTATTGGGACTTGCTCAAGGAAAGCGTGGGTCTTGAGTGCAACTTCACAATCAGGGAAGCGGACAAGAACAATCAGCACTTCATCAACATCATCGACGTGTGCTTTGTTGACGGACAAGCGTACTTCGAGGGTAAGCCGGTCGTGGAAGGGGAAGCGTAATGACGGAGTTTTCAGCAGTAGACCTTTCGGAAGAAGAAGGGATGCAGTGGCAGGCAGTCGATTCCTCGCAAATCAGCGAGATCGGCTATGAGAGTGGAGCAGAGTATCCGCTTGGAATCAAGTTTCCGCCCAACAAGAAGCAGCAGGCATCAGGGCTACCGGGGAGCGAGTACCGCTACGCCAACGTAACGCCGGAACTGTACGCACAGCTTCTTGCGGCGAAAGATAATCCCGTTTACAACAATTCCATCGGGACGTTCTTTGGAAAAATCATCAAGGCGTATGCGGACCTGTACCCGTTCGTTAAGGTGGAAGCAGAGCGCCCTACTGAACCCGCCGCCGCAAGCGTGACGATAGAGGCGAGCGGGACTTCGAAGAAGAAGGAGAATCCGCAGCCATCTTTGGACTTGGATGGGGATGCAGCGAATGGAACGATTAGCCCCAGCACGTCGCTCTCCATCATCGACACGATGGCCGATGACCTGCTCTTTACTCCCGGAGCCGTGACCGATGCACAGCTTGCAGCAGGTCGGGACTGGTACCTCACCGAAGCGAAGAAGTACGACATCTCCACCGAGAAGGCCCGCACGGAACTCAAGCGTTTTGCGCGGCCACTCCAGAAGCTCCGCACCGGCATTGAAGCGCGGGCGAAGGAACTGACTGGCGCGACCAAGCGGAAGATCGCGGCTATTGATGAAGAGAAGAGGCGCTTGGTTCGGATCGTGGGCGGAATCGAAGATGAAGTGCTCCAACCGTTGACCGCGTGGGAGCAGGAAGAAGAGACGCGGAAGGCAAACCTGGCCAGTATTGTGGCGAGGCTTGCGGGGTTCGCGCAGACCTATCACCCCGACATTCCAACCTTGACGGCGGCGATTGCCGAACTGGAGTCCTTCGACCTGTCCACCATGCAGGAGTACAAGGTGGGAGCCGAGAGCGCCATTGCCGCATCCCTCCGCGTACTCAAGCCCGAACTGGAGCGCCGCAAGGTAGCCGAGGCCAACGAAGCCGAACTCGCCAGACTCCGTGCAGAGGCCGCAGAACGCGCAGAGCGGGACCGGCTTGCTGCTATCGAACGCGCAGCGAAGGAACGTGCCGAGCGGGATGCCGCAGAATCAGTAGCGGCAGCAGAGCGCGAACGGTTGTCCGCAGAGCAAAGGGCGGAAGCGGCGGAAGCTAAGGCAAAGGCTGACCAGATCGAAGCCGAACAGAAGGCACAAGAAGCCTTAAAGCGGGCCGATATTGAGCGCATCGCGGCGGTCGCTAAGGAGCGTCTCAGGATTGAAGATGAACAGCGCGAGGAGAGGATTGCCGCTGAAGCGCGGGCCAAAAACAAAGCACATCGGCTCAAGATCGACAATGAGGCTCTAGGCGCAATTATTGCACTCGACATTCCAATGGACCGCGCTCAGGACTTGCTCATTGCCATCGACAAGGGCCTGATCCCTCACGTCACCATTCAGTATTAGAACCGTTCTGATTCACAACCTAGGAGAGCAGCAATGCCTGAAGCAACAGCAGCAAAGAAGACGCGCACGAAGCCTGGATTTGTAAGCCGGTACGTGCATATCCCACAAGCATCATGGGACAAACTCACCGCCTACATCGACGCGCATGACCTGGACGACAGCAAGTTCTTGACGCGCATCGTGGCGAAGGCGGTAGACGAACTGAAGTAGTCAACCAAGAAGGGAATTGAAATGCCAGTCTCGAAGAAGAAGTACGTAATCGTTCGTACATATAGCGCCGGAGTATTTGCCGGTACGCTCGTTTCCCGCGATGGGAAGGAAGTGCAACTCGCAGATGCGCGACGGTTATGGTATTGGGCCGGTGCTGCATCGCTATCGCAGCTTGCTGTGGATGGAACATCGAAACCAGTAGAATGCAAGTTTCCTGTAGCCGTTCCATCGGTCACGCTCACCGAAGCCATTGAAATTCTTGATGTAACTCCGAAAGCGGAGACCTCAATCAAAGGTGTCCCGGTATGGAGAAAATAGGCGACGGCTCCGGCGACGGCTCCGGCTACGGCTACGGCTACGGCTCCGGCTCCGGCGACGGCTCCGGCTACGGCTACGGCTACGGCTCCGGCTACGGCTACGGCGACGGCTCCGGCGACGGCGACGGCTCCGGCTCCGGCGAAGGCTCCGGCTCCGGCGACGGCTCCGGCTCCGGCGACGGCTCCGGCTACGGATCCGGCTCCGGCTCCGGCGACGGCTCCGCCTACGGCACCGGCTACGGCTACGGCTACGGCTACGCCTACGGCTCCGGCTCCGGCGACGGCTCCGGCTACGGCTACGGCTCCGGCGAATAATTCAACCCAGGGGCAGTGCAAGCTGCCCCGCAACCCTACGAGATGCTATGAGCCAGTGTAAGCGGTGTTCGAGAGATGGCCTACGATGGGTCCAGACGGACGGCAAATGGCGGCTCTACGCAGGAGACACGGTTCATGTATGCCAGTGGACCAAACCTCCCGTAAGAACGCCACAGAAGGCCCAGAGCGCATTTACCTCGGGTGCGGCGAAGTGGGAAGCGAAGCAGCCGCCGAAAGAGAAGTTTCCGCCAGAGGCCGATGGAGACTGGCAGCATTTGTATTGGGCATTTCTCGACCACACCGGGATGACGAAGGCGTTGAAGAGGGAAGCGGATATGGGATACAAGACGCAACAGAACATTGTCTTTGAAGAATTGGTGCCGTGATGGGATGGATACCCGTAACAGATCAAAGACGAACGCCGGACGGAAACTGGGTACCTGTCAAGAATCCCATGCGCGGGATGCGATTCTCTCCGATGGGAGATGGCACTGGATACCTGGCTGTGCGATACGACAAGGCGCGCTACATCTACGAGGGAGTGCCGCAGCATAGCGCCGATTGCCTCCAAACAACTCGCATGGCAAGCAGCTATCTACGGCAGCACATCCGGGACAAATGCACTTTCGTGGAGGTCAAGGCTTACGAAAACTTGGAAGCGTACCAGGCGGATGAAGCGATCCCAGAGAAGAAGTTTGTGCGGGTGCAGGAAATTCCAGAAGGAACCGCAGAGCCGCAGATGTCGCTGTTTGCCCTGTTGGACCTGAAGAAGAAAAGGAGAGGAAATTGAGAAAACTGAGAATTGGCGATCTTGAGCAGGTTGGAACTTGCACTATCACTCTTCGTAACAAGAAGATTATGAAAAGATGGCCTGTCTTTTTGATCGATGGAGTATGGGGTCTGACGGCTTTCCCACATTGGACCGAGGAACGTCCAGACCTCGAATCGGAATGGCTGAGTATTACCCATCTTCCAACCGGAAATCGCGCTGGAGATATGAGAGTTGATGATCCGCGCAAGAAGCAGATATTGGCGAAGTACGCGCAAATGTTCGGCGGAGCTCGTACATTCGATGGAGTTATGCGGAAATATCGCAAACTCTCAAAGAGCCGGCAGTTGTGGATTAAACAGCAAATCTCATGGTTGCTACCTTCAAAGGTGGTGAAGCCATGAGCAACGATACCGAGCTAGACCCGACTGCACTCAATGGCGAAGTGCTTAGCCTCCTGAGAGAGCATCACGCCTGGCATACGCCCTACACGCTACGGCAGCGCATCGAGGAACTGACGGGCCGGTGGGTATCCGACAGCACTATCACAGCCAGACTGAGAGACCTCAGAAAGCTGCGCTACGGGGCGCACCAGATCATTACGGAGCGGTTGCCGAACTCGCACACTTGCAGGTATAGGCTGGTGGGGAAATGACGCCATATGAGGTATTCGACTTTGAGCAATGACCGCAAGCACGTACTCTGGCAGTGCCCACTTTGCAACATCACAATGTCTGGTTTCCTGCTACTAGGCGAGTCAACCGTTCGATTTTGTCGTACAGTTCCATTGGGACCGACAGGTTGTAACAGCGACGGGTCACCAAAGCTGTGCGGTGGGCTGATGAAGGTGCTGATGGACAATCGGCCACTGGTAGACCAGTCGCGAGTGATGGACGCAACCGAATCAGGGCAGAAGGCTAGAATCATCGCAGCCTGTGAGGCCGCAATCAAGGCAGTAATCGCCGGGACAGGAACGGCGGCTGAGGTTCTGGAAGAGATGGGCAACGGGTTGAAGGGAATACGGAGGAAGAAAGCATGAGCGACATTAAGCAGGCAGCAAAGTGGATGCAGGAAGGAAAAAAGATCACTGGCGGAAATGCCTTGCACCCGTTATTGCTCGTCAACGGGGAAATATGCTTCGATACAGGCAAAGGCGGGGGTCTATACCCTTACCACCTCGACGATTCAGACCTTCTCGCCGAAGACTGGGAGATTGCCGAGTGAACGATCTAGTCACAGGTGCAACGTTGCACCCCACGCTCTGCACTCCTGATTTTCAGGCCATAAGGCAATTGGGCAGACCCGAAGCAGGAACGCGCCTGAAGGCTATCCTGACCTCGCTGGTGGGTGCTGAGGAACACGCGCTCGACACGATATTCCATGTGCGTCTGCAATGCTTTCGGATGGTGCGAGAATTGGAGACGTGGAAGGACGATATGGACCCGGAGATGGACCGGCCATTCAAGTCGCTGGACCGCTGGACGGAGTGCTTCTTCCCTAACCAGCCACGCTATGCCAAGGCAGCGAAGGCGGCTGATGAGTCCCTGGCCGGCGTACCGATGGAGACGATCAACAAGATCAGCGTGTCGAATCTGATGCTGCTCTCCAGCCCCGGCGTGTCGGAGAAGGTGCGCACCAAGCCGGACGTATTGCAGACCGCGCAGACCTCCACCAAGCGGGGATTGCTGGACTACCTTAACGAGAAGCATAACCAGAAGCTAGAACATGCTGAGCCGGTGATGCTGCCCAAGGATGGGAAGAGCCGTTTTGATGTAGCGATCACGATGGCCCTGGCGCTAGACGCAAAGACACAGGCAGAGGCAATCGAGTACATCGCTGAAACGTATATCAGCGAGAACGCGGTGCGGTATGGGAAGTGGCTTGAGGAGCAGAAGGCATGATTGTACGTCAAAAACATTCAGGTGGCAGACCCAAAGATGCGGTGATGGATGCCTATGCCGAGCGGTACGGTTTGAACGATGGGAAGAAGAAGCTGCTAAGGACGTTTGTCGTTCAGTTCGCGCTTTGTAAGACGGAAGAGTGCCGGCGGATTCTGTTGGGAATATCTTCATGAGCAACCCTCCAGTAAATCTCCCTCTGGTGTGGCATCAAGTAGCGGCGATCCAATCGAAACTGGCCGCAGAAAAGGCAAAGCATGAAACAGAGAAAGCCGTTAGCAAGAAGCATGGTTCCAATCCCGAAGAAACGGTTAAAGCCTCGCCGCAAGCCGTTTCCTGACGCGAAGGACAAGCGGGAGCCGGTAGTGGTGCGGGTGCTGGAAGATGGACGCGAGATTGTGAATATGCTCACGGCGGCTGGACGGGAGATATATCGTAGCCGAAAGCGCAAAGCATGGGAAGCACAAGGCGGATTATGCGCAATATGCGGTAGGTATGTTTCGTGGGAAGAGTGTGAAGCAGACCACATCCGGCCCCGATCATTGAGACGTGATGACCGGCAAGATAACATCCAAGCAGTGCATCATTTATGCAACGCAGCCAAAGGATCACAGCAGAACTATTCACCGAAAGGAATGGAGGGATAGGTGAGCGAGAGTGACATTCAGAAAGCAATCTTAGACTATCTTGCAGCGCGACACGTGCTTGCGTTCCGAATGCAGACAGGTCAAGCGAAGATGGGTGATAGGTACGTGCGGTTCGGGACTCAGGGTATGGCTGATATTCTGGCGTTCAAGCACAGAAAAACTGGGTTCCTTGCAAGCCCTGCAATTGAAGGAGATTACACCAAAGACGTAATCGTTCCGCTCTGGATCGAAGTGAAGACTGACAAAGGGAAACAATCACCCTTCCAGAAATCATTCCAAGAACAGGTAGAGGATGAGGGACACATGTACATCGTGGCGCGGTCCATTGAGGATGTTGAGGAGGCTTTACGATGAAAAGCAATGACGGAATGAGCCCACAGCTGAGCAAGGGACCGATACCAGAACTGTACGCAGCCAAGCCGGTTTGCATCTGCCCAGAGCCCATCGTGATTGATGGCGATACGTTCATAGTCCACAGCGCAGCGTGTGAAGTGGACGGGCACGGCTGCGTATCGATGTACATCCAGCAGGTAGGGCACACTTGGCAAGAGAAGCGGGCAGACAGACACAAGAACACGCAGGTAGGCGGGAAGAAGGATAGCGAATGACGTACATCCCCCTGAATTCAGCATTTCTCTGCTGCGATACTGACTGCAACGTCATTGGCAACGACTCCAGAACGTGTCCTGCCTGCGCTGGTGGCTCCCTGCTGGCTCTTTCCCGGGTCATGGCGCGCAATCCATCGTCCGATACCCCTGCGGGCCTGTGGCGGGCTGTGGGAGAGTTGGAGCAAGCCTTGAGCGCACAATAAAGGGCGCGATGTTCTGCGCCCCAGCTCTGGATTCCGCGTTGTCTCCTTTCACTTAAAAAATATCTGGTTCGAAATTGTAACCGTCTTTGTCATAGATGCAGCCCATGAAGGCGCTTGGCCTCCAGACATTCCCCCCGGGGCGTAATAACTGGTTGCCCCACCGGTAAGGTCCGCGAGAGTCCCTCCTGCCGCTGCCGCTGCAATTCCTAGCGCGGTCTGCCACTGCGGGTCTGTCTCTGCCGGCCAAAGATAGGATTCCGGGCCCGGCATGGAAATGGATGAGAACTGCGCATGGCGGGTGCAGACAGTGTAGGGCGATTGTCCAGACTTGGCCGATCGGTTCTGGATTACGTTCGCCACCGACTGCATTCCTTGGTAGCCTCCACCCCGATTCTCGCGGTAAACGGTAATTGCAATGAGTGCTTCATCTTGTGTGGTCATGCAATCCTCATCTTAAAAGATACCCCGATACCTGGGCCCCGAAGAGGATATCGCTCTTCAAAACACAAGGTAGCGTTGGGTGCAGCGTGCATTGAGATAACTTCTGCTCGAGCTGAACCGCCGTGGTCGTGAACTGCGCTCCGTTCGCCAGCATGATCGTGACATTCTGGCTTGACATGATGCCGTTGGCGGTTTTGATAGTGGTGTCCAGGTCATTGCCGGTGGCCGTGTAGCTGGCTATGAGGGGTCTCAACTGCACCAGCAAGTCGTTCGCCGTCCGGGCGTCTAGCGTGAGCGTCTGAATGGCTCCCGTGGCCGCTGTGAGGGTTACCGTCGCGGCTTTCGCGGTTCCTGTGAGTGACTGAGCGGTTATTGAAAGATTATCCGCTGTCTCGGATAGATGGACCGCCGCCGCCCCGAACTGATCCATCGCCGCAGTGACGTGGGGCGTCGTGGCGCGCTCGACAAGTTGGGTCTGGACCACGGCGTTACCAGCTTTGACGACAGATGTCGCAACCTCTGCCAGGGTTCCGCAAGGCATCAGTGACCCCTCGGAATAAAAAGTGGAATAATTTGCGCTCGATTTTACATTCCTGATTCCGCACGGTCTGTTTAGAGTTGCCAGTGTTGGTTTCAGGTCCGGAGCGGAGCTGCCCCACTTGTCTACGGCCACAATCAAATGGCGCGATATCCCGAACGCTCCCCACACAGTCAAGCCGAGCAGGGCTGCGGAGACTACGCCGATGCAGTATTGTAGGGGTTTGGTCATGCGCTCACCTGAAAAGATTCAGCCGGCCCTTTGCGAGACCGGCTGCCGTATAGAGTGGTGCAGTGGACTAGAGCTTGATGTTGAGCGCTTCGAAGTCGGCCACGACTGTCTTCTCGCCGGCCAGGAAATCCTTGACCACGGTCGAGACGAGGCTGATGGTGGTTTCGCTCAAGGTGATGGCGCCGGGGATGTTGCCGGTCGATGCCGTCGTAGCCACCTGCTCTGCCGCTGCGATGGTCTTCACCACGTCATAGAAGACGGCCATAGAAGCGGCAATGACGGGACCGGAGAGCGAGCCGTAAATCTTCTGGATGGACTTGGCACCGTTCACGATGTCGTTTAGGAATGTGCTGATTTTGGTTCCTGCGGTTTCAACTGTGCTGAGAAATGACATAGGAGACTCCTTGATTTGGGGTTCGGCCACTGGTTGCGCTACCGTGACAGGTTGAAGTGTGCCCATAGGGCGGGTTGGATCGATGTCTACCACAAGATGCGAAGCTGGCAGCGCTGCTTTGCTTTTAAACGGCCACATAGGCGTTACCTCAATAATGGGTGAACGCTGTATCCGGCGTAAGGCAGTAGCACAGTGATCAGCCAGATTACAAGAATCACGGCAACTATGGCGCGAATCACCTGTGCGAACGGCGGGGGGAGTGGAAGAATCGTCACGACCCACCAAACCAAACTAAAAATCAGAAGAGAGATCAGAAGCGTTACAAGAAGTGAGATCATTGGACTCCTTTTACTTGGGGTTGATGGTTGCGGTCGGTACTGGTCCGCTAGTTGTCACTTTGACCACAGCGGGGGTGTCCTGCGCCGGGATGTTGGGATCAGCCTGGACATAGTTCTGAGATGTGCCCAGCACGATGCGAACGATAGTCGTAGCGCAGACCACGCCCGCTCCGAGAATCGTCCACAGCCAATTGTGCGCCGGAGCCTGCATCGCTACGACAGCCAGAAACCCAGTCAGAGCAGATGAGATGGCTTGAGCCGATCCCGCGTACCCAGCGGCCGTACTGCGCCAATCACAGCCCACTAAGATGTTCATGCTTTCCTTTCTGTACCGGCTTGTCGAGTGGTTTGTCATCGTTCCCAAGCCAATCCAAGAGGGCTGCTTCTACGATACAGCTCAACGGAACTCCGCGTAACGCGGCCCTTGCCTTGACCTGGCGGTGTAGTTCGTCTTCGAGCTTGATGGTCTTCATAGGTGTATTTGTACGCTCTCCGTGTTCCCGTGTCAACTCTTCTTCACGGAGATCGTCGGGGTGCGGAAGATCACATGGGAAGCCCATCAGAGTACGCGGTAGTGAATGACAATGTCCACGATCGAGGCGACGCAAGCCAGCGCCGCAATGAGCATCATCCAGCGCTTGATGTACATGTTGCTATGGCCGAGCGCGTCTTTAATCTGCTGGTCGCGCGTGTTGTGAAACTCCATCTCGGATTTTCTTTGTGTCCGATTCTCGGTAAAGAATTCGCGTGCCTCTACTTGGAACGCACGAAAGTTCGATACTCCCTCTTCTAGTTTGTTCACGCGCTCCTCCAATCTGCCTGTCCGCTCCGCTGATGAAATAGCCATCTGCTGTATCTCCTCTTCTGGCCTTAGCATCTGGCCTCGTACTCTTTCCGGTCCTGCTCAGGCACCGCAGTGCGGACAACTGCGGCTACTTATTGGGGATTGGTTTTGGTGTGGTGGCTGCACAAGGAATTGGTGTTGCCATGAGGCCTCCTAGCCTTCGTTCTGTGCCACTACTCCCCAGATGCAGGGAGGGTTGGTATCCATTCCGGAGCAGCCGCAAGAAATGCCGCCTTAGCTGCTGCGATCTGTGGCCCCAGCGTAGCTTGAGCCGCGGCCTGTGTCCAAGGGATGATATTACCGTTGCCATCTGCCCGCACCGGCAGAGGAAAGTCCGTGTCATTGGCTGCCAGCGATGGGTCACACTGGACGCCTGCGATATCAAATGTCACGCTCAGAGTCGCGCTGCCGTCGCTGTTTATCGTCAAACTGCCAAAGTCTGCCATGTTTACCATCCTTGAAATGTTGCGGTTACGCCCGGGGAGCCATCTCCGCCATCACCAGAGACGGTGTAATTGACTGGCGTGTAGCCTGAGCTTGTGCCCGGGGTTGTGGTAGCCGATACGACCGAGCCGCCAGACCATGTTGGATTAACCGTGCCTGTGCCCAATGTTCCGCCAGCACCTAACACACTCCATTGCACTCCAGTTCCCGTGCCGCACCCAGCACCGGCTTGAATCACCGTTGCTGTGCCATTGAGAGCGCCAGAGGTAACACCCAGCAGCAGCTTGGCAGGACTTGTGCAGGTGCCGCCGTAGCTCAAGGCCTGCGGCGTGGTAAACCAGCCAGATGTAGTGTTTGTAGTTGAGCACGTTCCGCTAGGAGTGATGGAGCCGGTATCCACATACTGGGTAGCCAGAGGATTATTTCCAGCACCATTATTCAGTATTGTCGCAATCAGCTGCTCTGAGCCAGTTGTGCGGCCGCAGATGTCGTAGCTCTGCGCCCCAGGAACGACCGCCCATTTTACAGTAATGGTATTGGTGTTGGTTCCTGCGCCTGTTGCAAGGCTGGTTTCGGTAGACTGCGCCGTGGAGCCATTTGGCCCCTTGTGTGCCACAACGGTGTAGTAATAACTTGTGGAACCTGTTAAGGAACCGCCTGTCGTCGCTGTCGTAAACGTGCCATTGACCGGTGTGGTGAGGATGGCGGAGCCGATTGCAGCCGCGCCACCAGCCACATAGACTAGCGGAGGCGTGGCGATTGCGGACTGTGACGAGAGCAGCACAACTCCACCACCGCCGCCCGCTTGTGCGCCTGTGTTGTTGGCGGTAGGAGGTGATGAGGGAGAAGCACTCATATCAATGATGCCGGTGTGTGTACCATCGGTGCCCACAATCGAGCCGCAGATCAGAGTAACTCCCGAACCTTGAGAACTACTAGTTCCTGCCACACTCGGAGCACCGCCTAGGAATTGCCCGTCCGTGGCTCCTCCAGCTGTAGCAACCACTCTTGCCCACTCTGTCAAAGTTCCGCCAGTTAGCGCTTGATCTGACCATGCGGAACCGCCTCCCGCTTGCCCCACGGCTCCAATAGTGATACCGCCCCAGACATAAGAACTCATCCCAGGCGGTCCGAGAGTGCTTTTGCCCGCAGAACCCGCCGACGTTCCCCCGCCAGTTGCACCGGAAGACCCGCCATAAAGGCCGTTACTTATATAGTTATTATTCGTGCTGGTTATCAATCCCGCAATCGTGCAGGTACCTTTTGCATGGATGGTTAGGCTACCTTGGTATGCACTGCTTGTTACCGTGTTTCCATACGGCACGGTGAAGTTGTTGTAGTACAAGTCGCCGGTCATGCCCCCACTGGCTGTCAGGTTGTTACCGTCCGAGCCGTCGCCTAGATTTTGCAGCCAAGCAGGGACATTCAAACTCAAGGTTTTGGCCGTAATCTTAGCTAGTGTTCCCGCAGTGGTTTCCAGGTTCGTGCTGTTGTCCGCCACGCTCTGAGTCGTGGCCGTCGTGCCGTTGGGCAAGGCGGGTGTGCCGCTCAGATTAGCCGCTGTGCCTGTGGTACTCGCCGCATTGTTTGGGATGTCGGCGCTCACCAACGCTCGGAATGTAGGCGTTGCCGGGCTTCCGGTCGCAGGACCGGCCAGCACAGTATTTGCTGTCTGTGTTGCTAGAGTTGGTGCTAGTGTACTAGATGTCGTCACAGGAGAGCCAGGCACCGTGGAATTGAAAATCACTCCCGGCATGGTCAAGCCTACGCTGGTTACTGTGCCAGGATTACTTGGCAGGCACTCCCACGCGCTTCCGGTGTAGACCGCCAGTAAACTCGTGCAGGTAGTGTCCGCCGCAAGCGCAACACCAGAGTCAACCGGGGTGTTGGTTGGTAAGTTGGAGGCAGTAGGAAGTTGGATTTGCCCGTATGCGTTCACCGCGCCTACCAAGGCTCCCGCAGCTGATTCATACTGATGCAAGTCGGCGGTTTGACCTGAGAGGGTTTGTGCTTTGAGCGCGAACAGAGTACCTACTGACCGTCCATAACCCGTAGCCCAATTCCAAGCAGCGGATTGGTTCCCTGCCGAGACTTGTATTGTGTCGTAAAGATTGATTCCATCGGTGGAATCACGTGCTGTGAATCCTGCAACGCTAGGGGCTCCCAGACTGGTGACCATGGATGTAGCGGTGATAATCAAATCACCGTTCGCCACAGTGGTTATAGGACCGACTGTAGTTGCGCCGCCTGAGCCGGTGCCAAAGTAGTTGTCTGTTTTAGCTGGAGTACCATCCAGAGGAGATACAGATAGGGGACCGCGGTACTCAGCAATCAAGACATTAAAACTTTGTGACGAAGATGGGGTTACAGTTATTGTATCTGCCCCGCCAGTTGCGCTATAGGCCATCGCGGTCGAAAAGGGATCGCCACAGCCACTAGTCCCACATCCGGGAACACCAGTGAAGGTGTTACCCAGAGTGTCTGTGATTGTTGTGCCATAGTTTGATGTCTCAAACACCAGCAGTGTATCGCCAGCGGTTACAGGGGACGTGAAAGACAGAGTATAGGGAGAACCAGTACTGACAAATGCGCTTTGCACAAACACCGAAGAGATCGCACCAGCGGAGCCTTTCTCGATTACGGCTGGTGAGGCAGGGCCAGACGTAGTGTACGTCTGAGTTCCAAACCAGCTATTAGCAGCATCAGTGCATGGAATATCGTTGTATCCACAGGGTACATACCCCCACACTGTTGAGGTAGACCCAGAAGCAATCACAGATTGCCCTGGAGTAGGTGTGCCGGACAACGTGACACCGTCTAAAGAGGTTGCCGCGATGCTACCGTTACCGATGGGTGATATAGATGCATTGTTCCCCACTATAAGACCTTGGTTGGTAAGGGTGCCTCCGTTGATGAGCGCCCAGTTTAATCCAAAATTGTAATCAGCATTGAGAGAATACAAAGAAGAGAGCGGGGAGGATAAGCCCTGCGCCACCGATGCGGCCAGCAAGTTGTTTCCACTATCGTTCAAATGGTGAGGATTGGGCGAGCCGGTTTGCATAAAGACCGCTGCATCCGTGTCGGTGGGAAGTATCTGAGCAACATCGTCAAAGATATCCCAGTTCTGGCTGTTGGTTACTGCATCCTGTGGGGAACGTCCACGGAGCCAAAGGTTGACTTCATTGATTGCGGAGAGCTGCCCCTGATCTGTGCCATATGGTATCAGTGATGTCTGGAGGATCTTCCAGCCATCGGCATGAGCCATTGCCCATATCGTTAGATAGTTGTTTTCAACATAAGCGGCAGGGACGCTTTCCAGCGACACAATATCGTTGATGCCCAATTGCAGCACCAGATAGCCTGTCGATCCGGTCACAGCCGGGCTAATGGGGTGCAGCTTTGATAGATAGGCGGCAATAAAGGTATCTGTGGTAGTGTAGACACCTGTACTAACATCCACAAAAACAGAACTGCTTGTGCTTGGAAGTTTAGTACCAAACACTGCAAAGGCCATACTATCGGCAATGAACGAACCTGTTCCAACCGTCGTGCCATCAGAGACGCCGGTCACGGTGGCCACAAACTGTGAGGATGAGCCCGAAGTGACCGTTACATGTTGACCGTTCAAGGCAGCGTATGCGCCTGTGAATCCATAAAGTTTATAGATTGTGCCCGCATAAGATGGAGTCGAGTTTGACAGATTACCGACCTGGGCAGTCAGTACTCCGCCCGATACAGAGCCAGAAGTAATCGATCCCTCCGCAGTGCCAGCGGAGGAATTGGATCCGGAAACCCAGAACCGTGAATCACCAGCCCACGCAACTACAGCGTTTGTCGGCAAGCCAGCGCCAGCGCCTGTGCTGTTGATTGTTACTGCACCTGTGCCCCCACTAGGCGAAATGGTGACGTTTGTCCCAGGTATGATCTGCGTTACGCCTGCACCACCGCACCCCATAGTTGTAAGTGCCCCGCCTGTGCCGTTGGCACAGATTGGAGACGTACTGGGAGTGATATTGGTAGGCACTATGGCGGGAGCCGCGACGGTGCCTGAGAACGATGCGCTGGTGCCGGTGAGTGGGCCATCTAATTGCGTCGGCCCAGTCACTTCAAGGCCAATACCATTCGTCGCCGTACCCTCTATCTTGGCAGGCCCCTGGGTGCTTTGTGCAAGCGCATCGACGGGGATGAGCATGAAAAGTGAAAGAGCGAAAATCGTCAGAACTGTTCTGCGCATTGTGTCTCCTATGAATACATCATTGGGCCAGCAGCAGTTGCGCTGCCATCAGTGTTTACCGCGAACATTTGCACGCTAGACGAATTGGCGTCCGTGTTGGGAGTTCCGGCGTTGAGTATATTGGAGGGCCATGCGAAAGTACGACCGCCTACGCTGTCCTGCACGATGCGAACGACGATGATTGTCGGACCGGACGCGCCATTGATAAACGTGCTGCTGGTGACGTTGCCGGTCAGGACGATCTTGAATTGAAGACCCTGATTTGCGTTGATTATTAGAGTCGCGGAAAACGGAATCAGGACAAGTCCGGCAGGTATCACGCCAGCGATATATCCCGCCGTCAATGAACCGCTGATGGTAACATTTCCAGAGACATTGAGTCCACCAATAGCCCGCGTTCCATTCAGGAATTGATCAAGGAGTGCCCACCCTGCATTTGTAGGACCGCCCCAGTTGTTGGAGCCAATCGACGGCTGCGGAAATCCTAGACTCGTGTTTGCCATGATCGCTCCTTAATTTCCTACTGCAAACCAGAACGCTGTAGCCCCACTGCCGTTTGATCCGATATTGAAAGTCGAGCGTGAAGTAACGACCGCCTGGATGGTTCTTGTGTTTGACCCAATATTGTTGTTCATCGTCGCTACAACTCCGAAGCATTGCGT